GGCCGAGGGAGCCTCAGCGGTACGCACAAGATGACATAGTCATGGCGCCGCCCCGGCCCGACGTGTTCGAGAGCCTCAAGGCGAACCCTATGGCCCTGGTCCTTTTGGGTATCGTCATCGGGGCTCTGCTTGTGAATATGCGGCCGGTCGTCATCAAGAGTTAAGTGAGTGTAATTTTTGTAAAATTGTAAGAAGGATCGAGCTTGAAATGGCTCACTGCATTTCCGGCTACATATTTAGTGGTTTGTTTGATGCCTGCGTCATTCTCGACCACGACGGTCAACGGAGGGTAAACCTTCATAGTGCCCGTCGTGGCTGTGAGCGGGTACGGACCACCAGTCTTCAGGGTCGTCTCGAGACCCGAGCGGCTATCCATGAGCACGACCGTGGACGTCGCCTGCCCCTCCTGAGCCTTTGTGTTCTGAACGACCGAAGGATCCTGAATCGAGTCGAAAAAGAAAAGAGGAGCCGAACCCGAGCTCGAATCCTCCCCGATAAAGTCACCTATAGGGCCCGTCCGTCCTTCTCTTACATTTTCTTGTAAAAATCCAACCCAAGAATTCTCCAACGTTTGAGAATTGGGCTCCATATCTCTGAATACCTCAAACTGGCTGTCGTAAGCCGGTACAGTTTGAGATATTTGTGCAGGTGCCGCCGGGATGTTCTTATAGGCCAACCAGGCCAGAACAACACCTATGGCGAACGCCAGAAGGATGAAAATCATTTATACTACTTTTAGATGCGCAAAAAAACTACACGGTCTCGTCACCTTCGGGGATGGTGCCCTGTGCGCCCAGCGACTCGGCCTCGCGGCGTGCGATCTCGGCTGAGACGCGGGCGTCAGCCAGCTTGACCAGCTCGGGCATCTCCATGTCCGGGAACTCCTTCTTCAGGTCGTCGATCAGGTCGGCCGGGTGAGGAATCGGCGGCACATCCGGCTTGGTATAGAACTTGCTGTTCTCGTCCCCGGGCTCGATGAAGGGCGTCTCAGAGCCCGTGAGAGGCTTGGCGGTCATGTCGCGCTTGCGCTTCTCGAACATGGCTGCGGCCTGAGACTGGTTCTCGCGATACTTGCTCATAATCTCCTCGAGCTTATCGTTCTGGTAGTGCACGTCGTTGATCTGCTCACGGTCCGGCGGAATCAGGAGCCACTTGTACATGTCGACCACGTAAATGTCAACGATCGCATCCTCCTTCTGAAGGCGCTTGGCGTGGCTGGCAGCCTCATCGCGGGTCGCAAAGCACCCACGAATCTTCATACCCAACTTCTCATTCTTCTGAGGCTGGTCGGGGCCCACGAAGGAAATGCATGCAAAAAGCTGTCCTGGGACGGTCAGGTAGTCAGAAGTTAATTCTCCAGCCATATAAAGTTAACAAGTGCTTATTTTTTAAGCCCAAATACGCAATGGACGAACTTCGCAAACTGCACAACAAGGCGAAACGCGAACTCATCACTCGGTGGGTCAGACCAGGTTCGACCGTCCTCGACTGTGGATGTGGTCGGGGAGGCGACTGGCACAAATGGAAATCTGTACAGGCCCGAATCTTCGCCATAGATCCAGATGAAGAGTCACTCTTGGAGGCTGAGAAACGGGCCCTCGAGATGAAATTGGGCGTGTGGTTCCTGGGCCGGGGGGACATCCGACAGGCTGCTTTCGCAGGGCCCTTTGACGCCGTCTGCTACAACTTTTCTTTGCACTACATCTTCGAGAACCCCGAGACGCTCGATATGTCCATCAAGGCTCTTGCCCTGTCTGTGGCGCCCGGGGGTCTCTTGATCGGCATCACCCCTGAACTAGCCAGGGCCGAGAGCCTCGTCGATCAGTTTGGACATTTCAAGGACAAATTAGGAAACGAAATTGCCCTCCTCCAGGAAAATCGGAGACTCATGGTCAGGTTGGTCGACGGTCCGTTCTATGCAGATGGTGGTCGGGAAGAACCCACACTGGACTCTGGGGTCTTAATTTCAAAACTAAAAGAGGTGGGCTTTGAAAAGATCGTTTGGGAACCCATGCTTCCACGACCCAACGGACTCGTGTCCGATCTGTACTCGAAATTCGTTTTCAAAAAGATCTCGACTGAACAGTAGAGGATGGATCAGAGTGGCGTTTTGACCGCCCTCGTCCTCAAGACCATGGTGGCCATATTGGTTTTTGTCTTCAATAAGGAACCAGAAATGCTCACGGAGCTCAAGAAGCGGTATTGGGCCATGCTCGACATTCTCAGGGAGACCAAGGACCCCATGTGGTTACCGGTCCTCAAGCCATCCATCATCACGGGCCTCAAGGGGAAGAAAGATGGCGTCATAGGTTCGAACGTCAATAAGGGTTACGAGATTTACATCTGTCTGGAGGGAGACGATGTAAACTCGGCGATGTACGTGCTGATCCACGAGGTGGCGCACATGTCTGTACCGGAGTACGATCATACAGACGCATTTTGGGAGAATTTCAAGAAGCTCAAGGCTTTGTGCGTCGCCAAGGGACTCTACGAGCCGAAGGGTGAACGCAAGTACTGTGGGGAGGTGATACGAGACTAGCCCCGAGTCCGAAGGACTCGTCCTCCCCTCACATTTTTAGTTGTAATTAGTAAAGACGATGCCGAGATTCACTAATATGTTTACAGGACAGACACCCAATAACCGTCACGCCCAGCGCATGAATGTCATCAGCAAGAGCGCCAACCTGCGCAATGCTTTGGCTAAATTGAACAAGCCCAACGCGACTCACGCCAACGCCGTGGCCGTTCTCAACTTGGCACCCAAGGTTTTTCACACCCATGGCGCCATTATAGCCCTCCCCAAGACTCCGGGGAGTGCGATAAATAAGCTCATGGATGCTTATTTTGACTTGAGACCGAGATGAGGGCCGTTAGGCCCTCTGTTCGTGATCCCGCCGGGGCCACTAAGACCAGGTCCTGTGGACCTCCCCCTTAGGTGCGGTCAGCCAAAAACTGCTTCGCAAAGTAGAACACGATGGCCGCCACCAGTGCGCTGACGACCATACCCGTCAGGGACAGGTCGCCCGAGTCACCCGTGAACTTGGGAACCATGGATCCCAGCTTGCCCTGAACGGGCTTGGAGAATGCAATCACTGCAGCCAGACCAGCGATGGCCGCCGTGAACTGCTCATCAGTCAGACCAAAGGGGTTCTTGGAAGAGCCCTTGGACTCGGACTTGCGAGAGGTCTTCTTGTTGCCCTGGGTCGGCATCGGAGGGCCCATCACCTCGTCCTGAATCATACCACCCGGACCCTGCATAACCTCCTCAATCGGACTGGAGAAGTCGGCCATTTGAGATTCGTCAACATTCTTTTCCGGCTCGAACTTCAACAATCCAGTCGGAGGTCCTTGGGGTGTCTGGGTCAGGGACTCGATGGGGGTCGACATGGCGTCCGCCCCGTTGGGATCGTACGAGTTCATTGAATTTCAAGAGGAAATTCATTTCGCCTTTTTTACGACGATGGCTGTGGACCCTCTGGGTCGCGGGGCTGCGGCTGACGCCGGACCGGCCTGAGCGGCCCTGGGGTTATAGAACCTCTGGTGGTATTGCCAGAACGCCGCGCCTCCGACTCGGAAGTTTCGGCGGATCGGCGCCTTGTACCAGAAGACGCAATCGGTAATCTTGTTAGACTTGGACGTGTTGTCGAGCACGAGACACTCATAATTCTCAGTACAAGCGTCCATAACCTGACTGAACGTGTCGTATGAGGGAAACACCCCGAAGAACGCCTTGTACAGGTTTTCACGGTTCTGTCGGACGTTGTCCCTGAGAGCAAACACGTAGTCGACGTTCGTACGAATCATGGGCGTCATGTCCATGCAGTACTGGGTTGTCATCATGAAGAAGATCTTCCAGTGGCGGCCGTTCATAAAGAGCTGGCGGATGCACGTGTCGCGCATGAAGGCCCTGTCGTACATGCAATCGTCCATGAGCAGAAAGACGGCAGGAGTCCGGTCCTTGCCCATCACCTTCACGAGCTTCTTCTGTCGCTCTATGAGTTTCTCAATAGCCTCCTTATTGTAGTCTGCATAGACGAACAGGTCGGGGATGAACTGCTTGTAGTGTCCGTTCCCGTCCTCCGTACCGGACATGGCGATCCCGGCCGCCAAGTGCTTCTTGTGCCACAGAATGTCTGTGACGAGCGTGGATTTACCCGTCCCACGCTTGCCGATGAACACGCAAACCTTGTCGTCGCCCATGGAGCTCGGGTCGAACTTTTTGAGCTGAAGACTCATCCTGTAATTGGAGGGCCTTTTTTGAGTTGGGCTGGGGCGCAGCCGAACCGAGTCCGAAGGACTCGTGATGGCGAGCCTCCGGCATAAGTAAACGTGAAGGAAAGGGCGTCTACGACGCCCCCTTTTTTCCTTCCCATTTACTAGAGATGTCCGCCGGCTACATTCAGCTGGCGGCCATCGGACAACAGGACGCGTACCTCACGGGAAGTCCTCAAGTCACGTACTTTCTGGGAGTTTACCGCCGCCACACACCCTTTGTGCTTGAGGCTTACGACATTCCATTTTTGGATCAAAAATTACAGTACGGTCAAAATCACATCTGTAGAATCCCACCCAAAGGAGATCTCGTAAGGTCTTTGATGATCAAAATGACCCTTCCTCCACTCCAAGCAGTTGGCTCCGACTGGTACTGGCCCATCGCCCCAGCAGTTTCGAATGTCGCGACTCTAATTTTCAATGGAAATTACACGCTAGCGAACACAGCCCCTTTTGCCGGTATCGATTGGTACTCGACATATAACCAGGCAGCCTGGTTGAACGGTCCAGGACCACAGGGTGTTTTCAAACCGAACGTCGCTTACACAGCCGGGTCGAGCAAATTCGTCTTTTCGAACGTCACCAACGTATGGGTCCAATCTTATACTACGAACCAGACTAATACGGGTGTCTTTTGGGGTCTGGACCCTCGCAACGCTAACGCACAGGTGACCATCGGTTCAGTGACGTACCTCATATATAACGTGGGGGCGGCTGGACGCCAGTCGGACTTTAGTCTCGAACAGTCCGGATGGTTGCGAAATCCAGCAACGGGTATGC